CCGCCGGTAGAGATCGGCTTGCGGCCGCCCTCGGACACCCAGTCGGCGGTCGGCACGTCCAGCGGAACCGGCACGGAGGTCTGCGCGGTCATCGACAGCGGCACCCGCTTGGCCAGCGACATTACCGCGCTGGCCTCCACGGACTTCTCGAAGATGGGGCCCACAAGGGTGGGCGGCAGGAGCGTCGAGTCGACGTCCGAGAGCTTGATGGGGGGCGTTGCCACCATTGGGGGCTACCTTTCTCAGCGGCCCCGTGTCAGGGCCCGGTTCATGAACCCGGCGAACTCCTCGCCCGGGTCGTTGGGGGTTCGGTTGCCGTTGCCCGAGGAGCCCTGCGTGCGGTCCGTTTTGGGGACCCGCGGGGACGTGTCGGCGGGCTTCGCCAGATGCGGCTTACGCTTGAGCAGGTCTTTCAGGTCCTGCTGGATCGCCGCCGTGTCGATGTCGCCGCCGTCGTCCACGTAGGAGGTGAGATCGAGGAACGCGTGCGCGTCCTCCGGGTCGGCGAACTCAGCTGACGCCAGCGCCTTCACTTCCGAGCGGACTGCACGCTGCTGGAAGGCCTGAATGCGCTGCTCCGCACTGGTCAGCTTCTCCGCCAGCCGCTCCTGCTCGGATTTCTGCGCGTCCTCCAGTTCCTTCGCCTTCTTGGCGAGAGGCTCCAGTTCCTTGAGGCGCCTGCGCAGGTTCTCCGCCTCGGAGTTCTTTTTCCTGAGGGCGGCCTCGGCGCGCTTCCGGTCGAACGGCTCCTCTTCGGACCCCTCCGCCTCCGGGGCGGTTGCGGGCTCCTGCGGCTCCGTCTCGACCTGCTCGGTTTCCTCGTTCTCGGGCATGGTGAGTGGCCCTCCAGGGGCTGAGAAAGGCCACCTCCAGGGCGGCCGGGGGTTGGTCAGTTCGAGCCCGGCAGCGGATTGCTGTCGTGCTCGGCGAGCGCCCGCCTGAACAGGCGCAGCTGGTTGCCAGGGTGGGGCGCCGCGAACTCGCGGTAGATGCGCTCCCACTCCTTGGCGTGGTCGGACAGCTCGAAACGCTGCCCCTTGAACACCGGGATCACGCCGCAGTGGCAGCCGTCGTGCGCCCGGAAATCCACTGTGTCCTGCTTGTACACCGCGCCCCGGGAGGCGAGCAGCTTGCAGAACGCGCAAGCCCCCCGTGCCGCCGAACGCGCCCACGCGGTTGCCAGCCGGTCCTGCCGCACCGCCTCCCGGACGGTGCCGCGGCCCGTATCCGCCACCAGCTTCTGCGCGACCTGCTCCGCCTTCACCTCGGCCGCGGACAGCCGCACATCCATCGGCTGCCGCTGCGCCTCCGTAGTCGCCGGATCATCCGGATCCCGCGGCCACAGATCCTTCGTCGCCCACCGCAGCGACGCCTCCGTCTGCTCGGGCGAGGGAGGATCCGACAGCGGCGCCGTGAACGTCCCCGGCACACGGGCGGCCTCACGCTGACCGTCGTAGAAGTCCGCAGCCAGAAGAGCCGACGTGCGGGCGTACTGCTCGATCACCGCGTTCATCGCTGCCAGCCAGTCCGGGACGCTCTCACGCAGCCGCGACGGCAGGATCAGCCTCCGCAGGCCGCGAACGTCCCGCACAAGCAGCCGCGTCAGCCCGATCTGCGCGGACCGGTAACGGTTGGCGTCGTCGCCGCTATCCGAAACCGTCGTCGCCACCGGTCACCTCCGCCGTAGCGGGGAGTTCGGCGTTCTGATCGCTCAGCGCGGCCAGTCGCTCCATGAGCTGCCCGCCGGCCGCAGCACCAGCGCTCCGGCGCCTGTCGGCAGCAACGCGGCGGCGCTGCTCCTCGGTGAGGCCTGCCATCTCCAGCAGGACATCCGACTCGGCCGGGATGATGCCGGCCTGGGCCAGCTTCACCGCGGCATCCGTCTGGGCGGCAATCGTCGGAGTCGCCGGGTTCCGCCACACCGTCTCAATCCGGCGGGCCTTGTCCGGCGGCTCCCCATCGCGAAACCAGAGCGCCAGTCGCATCGCGTCCCGGTGCGTTGCTGAGAAGCGGCGGATGCGTCGTTCCGCCTTCTTCACCAGCATCGCCTCCGAGGAGCGGATTGCATCTGCGCTCGCCGGGTTGTCGCTGGTGTACCCCAGCATGTGCGGTGGCAGCCCGAGCTGAGTGGCCATGATCCGCGCATACAGGTCGATGATCTTCGTTTGGCCGGAGGGGTCATGCGCCGTGAACGCGCCCACCGTCGGCACGTTCCCGTCCTCGTCCCGCTCCAGCGCCAGCACGCGGCCGATGTACGTCTCCCACGCCGACTTGGCGTTGCCCTCCGCGTCCTGGAACGCCGACTCCGAAGCGCCAAGGATGTACCGCTGCGGGGCTCCGAAGAACTCGGCCGCCACCTCGATACCCATGAGCCGACGGCATGCCGCATCCGTGATGGACATGACCTCGGGCGTGATCTCCGAGCGGCCGATCCGGTCCGCCGTGCGCTGCCGGTTCGCCATCCGCAGCACCGGCACGATGCCGAGGTTGTGGATGTCCCGGTCGAAGACGTCCCAACCGCCGTTCCCCTCCGCGGCATACACCGTCTGGTCTGGCAGGTACAGCGTCGCGATCCGCACCCCGTCCTCGACGGACTCACGCAGCGCCGCAGTAGCGATCCGCAGCCGGGCATCCCAGAACATCGTCATATCCAGGGGGCTCTCGAAAGTGATCAGCGGCGGATCGTCGCCCTCACCGGAGCCGACCGAAACATACTCGCGGCCGTAGGTCAGCGCATCCAAGTGCGCCAGGCTCGCCTCGTCGTACAGGTCGTTCGACTCGGCGATCTCCTCCAGATCCGCGGCATCCGCCCCGTCAGCCCAGCGGAAAGACTCAAGGTCGAGACGCTGCTCCAGCGCCTCCACCCCGATCCGCGGCCAGCCGATCACCGTGTGCAGGCTCTTGAGCTGCGGCGGAATCGAGATCCCCAAGTCCCGGATGATCTGCTCACCATTGAAGTACGAGTCGAGCAGCTCCAACTTGAACCGCTGCGACAGCAGATCCGAGCGCAGCGCCGTCAACAGATCTAGCTCGTTCGGCGACAGCGACAGCAGAGGAAGCTCAGGGATGGACGCGGTCACCGCAGCACCACCACCCGTCCCCTACCGCGCGCCCGTGAGCGCTTCGTCCAGAACGCCGAGTTCATGACCATGCGGCGCAGCATCCGCGCGCCGATCGCACACACCGCCAAGTCGACCTTGCGAGCCGACTCTCGATGCTCCTTGCCGATCGAATAGCCCCACGCATTCGTCCTGCGCCGGGCGTTGGAGATGTGCTGCCGCAGCACCTTGTGCCCGTCGTGCGGCACCTGCCGCTCCAGCACGTCCCGATAGAAGCGGTCCACGGCCTCCGTGAACACCTGCTGACGGCGCCGGTCGCCCATGTCCCACATCACCGCATGCTGGCCATGCCCGGACGCCACGGCCTTCAGCTTCAGCCGCTTGCCGTACCGCTGCGCCCAGGCATCGATGTAGCCATCCCAGTAGCGTTCACCGTCCGCCTCGTCGAAGCCGGCACCCGGGTCGGCGAAGAACGCCAGCGGCTTGTACCGGGTGAACACCTGGTCGACCACGCCGTCGACCTCCTCGCGCGGAACCCGCCACGGGACATCCGACGGCCAGTTCGCGGGCCGCTGCCACACACCCAGCGTCTTCACGAAGCCGTCCGACATGCGACAGCCCACCAGGCCAGTGGCGTCGTCCGACTTGGAGCCGTCGAAGAACACGACAATCTCGTCGCCCTCTTCCAGGTCGAGGCCCTCGTGCGGGTTCGCGTCCCACTCGTACCGGGCGAGGAACGCGTCTTCCGCAGCGACGATCTGGTTGAACCAGAACCGGCGGCTACGGCTGGGCGGGTTGCGGACGTCGAGGATCGACGCCTTCAGCCGATCGATGTCCAGCCACACCGAATCCCCGCGGACCGCCCGCAGCGTCGGCACGATCCACGCCTCGGTCAGCTTCGCCTCAGCGGGGGCCTCCAGCGAGTCGTAGAACAGGCCCGTGTACGCTGCGCGTCCGGACTCCGCCGACTCGAACGCCTCCCGCGTGCGCTCAGCGACCGAGTCTTCGCCGGGCTCGTAGGCGTTCGTGTTCGCCAGTGTCCGCGCCTGTCCGTCAGCCGATTTGGTGGCGTTTCGCTCGATCACCGCGGCCATCTCGTGGCCCTGGTTCGACTCCACCCAGTGGTGCGTCTCTCCCAAGTTGACGGCCGTCGGCCGCCCGCCTTCGAGTGCACGCGGCGACGAAGTGACCGCCTCGATCCGGGCCCGCCCCTTGTCGGCGTAGATGATCTCCTTGCCGAGGTCGATGCGGTACTCCTCGATCGCCCGCTTCGACAGGATCGACGGGAACAGCGTCATCGTGTTCCGCGTCTGGTCCTGCGACACCGCAGCGATCTGCACCCAGGCTGCCGGATGCTGCATCCCGAGCGGCTGGCCCGCCGGGACACCCCACTCGTTGCCCTCGTC